GTGTGTTTTGTGTTGAGGTTCTAGTTTCTTTAACAATACACCATGTCCCGCATTCGGGACATTTCATTGGTGCGCCTTTTGAGGAATTTTGGTCAACAAAAACGACCAAACGCCGCCTCCAAATAACTTGGCTATAAATTGCAATGCAACAATTTCAAGCATTAAACCGCCAAATGCTATGGTGGGAAATGCAATTGAATCCACCGCAGCGCCAGCAATGTTTGACCCATTTGATCGAATCACCCATGATTTGTGCCGCAAAAAGTGATAAGCAATGCTGTCAGCAATCATGGAAAGAGCAAATGCAACAAATGATGCCAAAGCAATTGTGCCTGCTGTTGGGTTAAGCAAATAAGAAACAACACTTGCCACAATAATTAACCCGCCCATTTTCAATATTAATCTGTCGTTTTGCCATTGTTCATGCAATTTATCCCGCAAAGACAAATCCAATCCGATCAACACAAAAGCATTTATTGGGCTAAACCAAGGGCCAAGCCATGCAACCAACAAATTAGCTAAAACAAGGGCGGCAATGTAAATTCCTGAATAAATCAAATCAAAATCTCCTGTAAAGGGTTAGCTTGCCAAAAAGTTGGCGGGTTGGTTGAATCAATACGTTTTGCCATACATCCAGCACATTGCAAATTGCCCGAATGGTTAACAGCTACATTTGTTGAATCGGCACTAGCCAAAGGCCAAGGGCCACTTGATTGCCCTAACATTCTCATGCCATGTACCCAAGGAATTTGCCGCCCATAGGCTTTTACAAGGGCGTTGAACGCCTCATCCATGCGCCCACACCATTTTGATGTGCCAATTTGCCAGTATTCGCCTGCTGACCCAAAGCAAACACGCCCCCATTGATCACAAAGTTCAATTAAGTAACTGATTGGTAATCCAAGATGCCAAACAGGTATGCCCAATTCTTTGCGAAAAGGCCAAGTTTTGGTCATTTCACGTTGTTGATCAACAGTTCCGTCAATAACATCAGGTACTACTGCCCAATGTGGATGCGCCAATAAAGGATCAATCCATTTATAAAAACCTGTTAAGTTAAATTCCAATCCTCTGGTTTTTGCGCTAAATGCACCGTTATCAAGCATTAAAGATTGACCAATTTGTAAGCATCTTTGCAAATCGTCTGGTCTGGCATAGGAAATACAAAAGTTTTTGCCTGCCATTGTTTGAATTGCTTTTATGGGGCTAATGGGTGTTCCATGATAATGAATCATGTTATTCCTCAAACGCACGAAATTTAACCCCTTGTTGTGTGCCAAACGCCGTCGATAACTCAATCAACTCGTTCATCTCAGCCACGGTCATTCCACTTGTGCTTGCCCCAATCACCACAAATCCACCTTCCAAGCCTGGCACAATCTTTTGCTTTTTAAGTGCGGCGGTTAGCACATCCTTCCATTCCTTTTTATGCAGTTTTTGCCCATACCAAACGACTTGCTTGGCAATGTCCTCAAGGTTTGCCCACATTAGGCGGTTTTGTTCAAGACTTCTCATTTCAATACCCCAATCATGCGTAAAGCGGCGTCAGGCGTGTCAATCCTTGCCAATGTACCACCGCACCAATTTTTAAAAAAATCGGTTTGTAGGGGCGTAAAACGGCTTTTAGCGGTGCGTTTAATCTCCACCAAGAATGTGTGTCCTTTGTATCCAACCAAAAGGTCAACGGGTAGGCTGATAATCCAAACGTAAGCCCCCGCCGCCCTGAGTGCCGACACAATTTGCTCTTGGTTAGCGTCAACCTTTTTTGCGTGTCTCATGTATTTTTTCTAAAAACTGGGATTTGATACCCATAAACAGTTGCGTTTGATCTAATTCCTTGACACGATGCCAAACATACTCTTTCGCCCCACCGAATTGAGCCATCCAAATCAAGTGGTCTAATTGGCTCAACATCGATGTCTCCACAGAGATAAAGGGCGTAATCGACAATGCTTTTGGGGTAGTGGATGCCGCATTTAAGTCTGTCAAGAATGGTAATGGCTTGTTCATGGTTCAAAATATTTCTCCATCATTTTCAAATATTTGGGCAACGGTCTTGTGTTTACGTTCAGGAAAATGTCGGTAAAACTGTGTTGTTTGAAGCGCGTCCTTCTTTTCCCATGCGTGTTTGGAACACATCGGTTTGTGCCCGTCCATGCGTACAGACCACGGTTCAGGGCATAGACTACACCGCAAATCCAAATTGTTTTCTACGGGTTTGTCATTAAAATTATTAAGAGCCATGATATTTTCCTTCTACGATTTTTGCAAAATTGCTAGGTTTTAAAATCCATTCCAAGTCGGCGGTGAATTGGCGGCCATCCCGCCCGTTGATTTTGCCCATCAAAAACTTAGATTTACCAACATGGTTAAAAAACTTGTCCCACCATTCCAAAACATCGGGTGCTTGAATCGGCTTGGTCTGTGCCAACTCGTCTGCCACTTCGCGCCATCGTTGCCGCAAATATCCCTTGCGGGTTTCGTTCCAAACTTCCACTTTACGCAAGGTCGGTAAGGTTTGGTGATAAAGGTCAATAACGGCTTTATGTTCACAATCGGGTAATTTTGAATCAACCGCAAGTTCGCCGTCAGGCGGACATATAGATGTATTTATATTGGTTAATGGTTCTTGGTTTATAGTTTCTAGTTCTTGGTTTATAGTTGCCTTAGCGATGGGTTGCGACTGGCTACCCATTGGGTTCTTTTTACGACCACCAAGGCGACCATTGGCGCGATTTTTTTCCGCCATTTGATGATATTGTTTAATTACTTCATCACATCGTCCGTGAAACCAACCATCATTTGTTAAAGAAAACATATCTAACAATACATTTTCAATTAGTTTGGAATCCAACCGTAACCGCCTTGCTACCCATTGGGTATCGAGTGGGATAGGTTGTTCAGAATCGTAATACATATCCAAAAGACGACGATAAGCCAAATCTTCTTCGTTGGATAAATGGGTTGTAGCGGAACGGTAGTCCGCTATATTAAATTGATAATAGTGCATAAAAACCTTACGTTATCGGTTGTCGTTACAAAAAGGAAACATAGGCAGGGCGGTAACGAATCGCCTTTTCCCCCGCTAAGGGTAGCCAAGTTTCCAAACATCTTACTTCTTTTTAAACCATTCGGGTCGAAGTTTCAACAAATCATACAAACGACCCTTGGGAACGTGAGTCCATTGATGTACGGACGCACGGGTTATTCCCAAGATTCGGGCTAGTTCACTCTGTGAGCCTGCGAGTTTGCATAATTCTTCTTTAGTCATGCGTATAGTTTACTCGACAATAGATAAAAAGCAACATTAGGGAAACTCCCTATAAAATAAATTAAATAATTGTTTACATCCGTATAGAAACCTATACAATAACCCCCATGCCGTAGCATAATGCAAGCGGTCTTTTAGGAGTTAGTATGAACATTACAAACAGTTGGCACTTGGTTAATCAAGCCATTAAAGAGGCAGAACGCCTAAAACAAAAAAGCATTTCCGAAATGCAATATCACAACTACATAGTGGTGCGTGATGAAGACAATTATGTTGTCCAGATGTTTAGTTATCTTGCCCGTGACACAGCGACGAAAAGCGGCAACTTGTTGTACTTAACTCGCTAGGAGCCAGCATGAAACACACCTACTACCCACCCATTGATGGCCCACACAAGCCCAAACGCACATTTAACCGTGTGCTTGCGGTTGTCACCATTGTGGCAATTATCGTCATTATTTTAGATTTGACAGTTTGGAGACCGCTATGAACCAAGCCAACAAAATCATTGCGGATTGCCAACAAAAGAGCAACGAATATCTTGCTCCCGAATTTAAAAACTTTTACCACATTGGACAACTTCAACATCACATTATTGAGTTATGCCAAGAAATCGACATCTTAAAAGACCAACTCCGCGACGTAACCAACACACTTGAAAGCATCGAATTATGAAAAACATTGCTACTGCTTTGGTCAAGGCTCAGAAAGCCTTTGCACCCGCCCTAAAGAACGCTACAAACCCTCATTTCCGTTCCAAGTATGTTGACCTAGCATCTTGCGTGGACAGCGTTATAGGGGCTTTAAACGACAATGGGATATTTCTATTCCAAACAACCACAGAGCACCCAGACGGGGTTATCTGTGAGACTAGTTTCCTACATGAGTCAGGTGAACGGCTCGACTGCGGAAAACTGTTCTTTCCCTCACCTAAACACGATCCCCAAGGGTTCATGTCGTGCTTGACATACATTCGTCGGGCGTCGCTTATGGCGGCTACGGGTCAAGCCCCCGAAGATGATGATGGTAATGCCGCATCCCGTAAGGTAGACCTTAAGGTACACCCAAAGGTTAACCTTGAGGACCACCTTGCCGCTATTGAGGGGTCTGCCAATTCTGACGAACTTACCAAGGTTTACAAAATAGCGCATGACGCTTGTCAAGGTGACCAAGCATTAATCGGTCAGATTATTGCCGCCAAGAAAAAACGCATAGAAAAAGCAAAAAAGGAGCAAGCAAATGGATGAGCAACGCACCGAAGAATGGTTTACGCAACGCCTGGGCAAAGTGACGGCTTCCCGCGTAGCCGATGTGATGGCACGAACAAAAACGGGCTACTCAGCAAGTCGGGACGCATACATGACCCAATTGGTCTTGGAAGTGGTAACGAATCAAAAAGCCGATTCTTACAGCAACTCCGCAATGGAGTGGGGAACGGCTCAAGAACCCTTTGCTAGAAGTGCGTACGAGGCGCGTGAGGGCGTTTTGGTTGAGGAAGTGGGGTTTGTACCCCATCCAACGATTGAACGCGCAGGGGCAAGTCCTGACGGCTACGTGGGTTTGTTTGGCGGCATCGAAGTGAAATGCCCCAATTCCAACACCATGATGGAAACCATTTTATCGGGTAACGTGCCAAACAAATATTTTATTCAAATGCAGATGCAAATGGCCTGCACGGGGCGTGAGTGGTGCGATTACGTCGTATTCGACCCACGTTTCCCACCCAAGGCGCAATTATTTGTCAAACGTGTCAATCGTGATGATAAATTTGTGCTTGAAATGGAAATAGAAATTAAGAAGTTTTTGTCAGAAATGATGGAAAAAGTCACACAATTCACCAACTACATTGAAAGTCAACCATGAGCGATTTAAAGAAAATTAAAGTTTTAAAAGTAATTTCAGGCACATACACCGACAAAGCCACGGGTGCTGAAAAGAAACGATACCTTGAAATTGGTGGTCTTTTCCAAGATAGCAATTCGGGTGATTTAAAGATAAAAATTGATTCTTTGCCCGTAATGAAGGGTGGTTGGGACGGTTGGGCTAACGCTTACGAACTTAAAGAA